AAGCGATATTAGATAAGGCTCATAAGATAATGGGTGTGCGTCCAAAGAAGCACACTAGCCAAAAGAGTGAAGAGCCCGATCATGTACACTCTGTTAGCCCAGTAGCAAAGCCAAAGCGTAACCGTTACGGCGTATAAATTCAATCTAGTATTTTATATCTAAGACTAAGTCCAGTCTTTTGTCCTATCTTCCAAGGATCTAGACTATCGGGCAGATTTGAAGTACAGTGTATTCTTCTATTATCGAATATGATCATACTACCTGGTTGGAATAGATAAGCTTCACCGCTCAATCCAAAACAACATTCTTTTGGAAATCTAGATAGATGCATACGATGAAAATTTTCATCGATATCTTTACCAGTTAGATTTTTTACAGGATATTCATAAGGACAGCCTTTTACTCCGGTATTAAATGTTAAGTAAGGCACAGGTCTATTCATGCTCCATGTAATACTATCGAGTTCCCATACTTGATCGAGTATGACCAAACTAGCCTGTGGTTCTACAAATTCTAAAGGTATAACCACATTAAGTGTATTATCGAGCCAAGTTTTATAATCTGTGTGTAGATCATATGACCATACGTGTTTATAAAAATTACCACCATTATAGCCTCTATTTAACTTTTTATTAATATAGCGTTCAACTATTTCTACGATAAGATTTACTGTTTCTTCTCTTGGTAGTACCTTGTTCATATGATTGTTCTCAACAAGCGAGCCCGAGTTATATTCGATTAACAAATCATTTATAAGTTCCTGGCTTATTGCATTTTGAACTTGTAGAGTTTTTATCATTTTAACGTCCTTGTTTGTAATATGATTTATTTATTAGAGCATAAAACATACACAATCTAACATGACAATACGATGACGGTATGCATTTTTCGCATACCAGATTTACGTTGCAATGCAGCATTTTTCCTTGCATTGCCATATAAATACTGTTACAGTACAACATAGACAAACACACAGGAGACAGTCATGTTACTAACATTTTTATCAAACGTTAACGCTGCTATCAAGCGTTATCTCGAATACCGTAAGACAGTTTACGAATTGAACCAGTTAACCGGCCGCGATCTACGTGATCTGGGCATCAACCGTTGCGATATTGAATTCGTTGCATGGAATGCAGCAAACGGAGGTACTAAGCGATGATTACACTAGTATTCCTTTTAGCCGATGCTATGGAAGATCTTTATCACAACCTAGTTATGGGAAAATCAGTATGATCGCCATGATAGTAAGCGTATGGAATTTCATACTCGAAGCAAGAGAGCGTCAAGTCGAAGAAATGATTCGCACTGGACGCATCCCACGTTATTTCTAAAAAACACAGTACACACACAGAGGAGAACACCATGTACTCAATTAACTCAATCATCGATATCGTACAGAATATCAAAAAAACCACTGCCAAGCAGTTAGTATCTGATGAGACGCTACAGAACACGATCGTAGGAATGATCGACGCACAGACAACTATCGCTAAGACAGTTTCAAACGATTTCATCAAGAACATAAAGCAGTTCAACGATAACGTTTGTTCAGCAGTGAAATCTGTAACCAAGGCAAACTAACATGTGGCCATATACAACAGATGAACTCGTAATCATCAACGACGGTTGTAAGACTCAACGTCACTAAACTTTAAATCAAACAGGAGCGCACTGTTAGCATCTAAGAATTCAACTTCAAAGACGCTAACGATAGCTCCTGTTCCTTCACGGAAGTAACTATATTGGACTTTTACATCCTCGTGTGATATAAGCCAGTCATGTACTTCGCATTCGCGTTCCATTGGTAGGCCGATAAACTTATAGATCCTCTTGTGCATTTAGATTGCCCAATAATTCTCTCAATTTACTCGATCCTGTTTCAGCTCGGACTCGTCCCATTTCTTTGATTGGATCTGCTTCTTCGCTTGCTCTGCTTACTGTCGATCTGCTCTTAATACTTTCAGCGATACGATTACGTCCACCATTGGGATTATACTCGTCGTCGCCTTCTTCGCAGTCTGTAATCCTCAGTGTGTCGGGATCGAACGCTAGATCTACCTTCTGCCCGACACCACTACTAGATCTCGTTTTCATAAACTGTATCTGATAGCGTCCACGTTCACGCATAGCCCTCGATGTAAAGATACCGATCACATTATCTGCTGTCTGGATCTTCGATAGTCCGCCCGAGATATGACTGTGATCGAATTCTACTTCTTCAACCGCTGCTCTGTTTAACTGACTCGCTGTTACAGTGATAGCACCGATCTCCATCGCGAAGTTACGCAGTTCTTCACTTACATATTTGTCTTTGATAAACAGGTTTTCTGGACTGATCTTAATAGATATAGGCATCAATAGATCGAGATAATCTATGAGGATAACATCAGGTGTATGTCCTTTACGGATGCTGTATTCTTTAACATATGCTCTCAGGTCGTTTACGGTCTTACCGCTTGGCATATATTTCACCTGTATAGCACCAGACTTCTTACCTGCGACTTTGACTTTAAGCTCTACTTCATCGATGCTCTTAAAGATTTCGCGTGTAGTAATACCAGTGATCATACTATCGATACGCATACTAGTTAATGCTTCGCTAAGTTCTAGCGTGACGTACAGTACATTAAGACCCACTGTAGCAAAGTTTACAGCTAAGTTCTGTAAGAAGAGACTCTTACCAGCGCCTGATCCACCACAGAAGATATTAAGTTCTCCTCGATTGAATCCGCCATATAGCTTCTGATCAACTGCTTTCCAACCAGTACTCAACTGCCCATTGTTGTCTTTTAACATGAGCAATCGAGCTCTAGGATCTGCGAAATAGTCTGTACCCATATCTTTAGCTAGACTGATCTGCACTGCTGCCTTAATCTTAGCTTCTACGGGACCATATTCACCTTTTTCTAATAGATCGGCTGATTCGAGGATCGCACGTTCTAGTGCTTTATGTCTGCTAAATCTTTCAAACTCGTCTAGCAACCATTCGTAATTTTCTTTTGGAATATCTGTACAGTCATTCAGTTCCATTCCTGTTTCTGCACCGATGATTCTCAGTTCGGGCATGACTTTATATCTGTCTACATAATTTTTCAAATTCTCTGCTACCGGCTGTAATTTTCGATCAAAATTTGCCGGATCAAAAATGTTTTGACAGCGAACGAATGTCTCAGCATCTGCTAAGAACATTTCAAGATAGAGTTTCTGTATATCATAATTATAATCAGCCATGTTGTATTATATTACCTATCTTCTTTGTACGCAATCTTATCTTTAGCTCACTCGATTCTACAGCTTTAATTATGCTTATCATAGTAGCTAATCTGCCGTAGCGAAGCACTGCATCACCTGCATCTTTTACATCTTCGTGCCATTCGGGAAAGCTCACGCTCCATCCTAATCGGATAGCATGTTCGATCATACGTTCACCTGGTACATCTCGATCTGGCACTACGATTACCTGTCTATCTAGCTTGTTGATCTGCAGTGCCTGTTCGTCGGCTATTTCGTTAGTAAGCACTGCTACGCCACCTAGTAGTATAGCATCTATGCTGCCTTCAAAAACCAATATGAACTTTCTATCCCATCCTTGCTTGTCGAGATTAAACACGATATGTGGCGGATGTTCTGTGAGATATTTTGGTTTACCATCTCCTAGTTTACGTGCGATGTACCCTACTTTTTTATGTTCAACCGTTAACGGTATGATCATACGATCTACGAATCCTGGTTTATCACTCCAGTAAAAATCGTAGTCATCTAGTGTCATACCTCTGCTGTAGATATATTCTACGATTGGTATAACACGTTCATCTTCCTGTATCAGATCTGTCGTAATCTTGCGTGTATTCTCAGGCATATCGCGAGGAACAAAGTTGAGAGGTTGTATAACTTTATCGCTTTTACCAGTCGCTTCGAGTTTCATACACTCAAACGTGATACGATTGATCTGATCGTCTGTAGCACCAAACCATTGGAATAGACTACGCATACGTGTGCCTAGATTGCGTCCAGGTCTCCAACTAGCCTTCCAACCGCAGTTAAAACAGTGATAGCTTGCTCCACCGTCGTCTGTTTTAATTAGGCCACCGCGTCTTTTAGTATCTCGGCTCTCGCCGTTGTGTACACAGCAGGGTGCATTGAAGCTCACCCACCCATTAGGTGATTGCTTCTTACGCGGCAGTAATGCGTAGAGTTCTTCATATACAGACATATAAGCATTTTAGCTTCTATAGATGATCTTGTCAACCGAGCCAGTGTTAGATTGGGATGGTATTATGCGAAAACGTACAGAAGTATATACACCATTGAAATTTTGATATAGTAGCGTATCAGCAGCAGTGACCGTGATATCCATTAGATCGCACCATTGATTTAGACCGCTAGTCCCGTTTTCTAATGTAACCTGTATCCTAATAACACCGTCGAAATTCGTAGCATACATCATCGTACTGTGTAGGCCATTGGTGCCTTTGTTCTCCGGACGAGCATCTAATGCTGATGTATATAAACTATCGTCCGGTTGTGGATAATTTAGTGCTTGCGAATTAACAAATTCTGTAACTACTTGTGATGGATATACCTGTGGGAAAGAGTTTGACACTACTTCTACTGGTACGCTCGCGCCATATTGGCTATCACCGTACAGTATAGTTTTAGCACCAGACGGGCTCACTAGATATGTGCTGTATATATAGTTTCCGCTCTTCACCGGCATTAGATCGCCTTCCGATAGTGTTAGTGATACCATAGAGTTATCTCTACCCTGTATGCTTTTAGAGACTCTACATACTAGTTCAGAAGTATCTCGATCTAGCATTATCCAATGTAGAGTATATCCAACTACATCGAGCAGTTTTTGATCACCGTTTAGCAACTTTACTTCGAATGTGTTATCTATACCTTTGTAAAGTTTAAGTGTTTTTGCATACATCTTTCTATATCCTGTGTTAAGAGTCACCAGATCTGTATAAAGATACTGGATGTTTTTATATAAATACGCAGGCTGTTTAAGCATGATTTTAGGACCCTTTTTATATTTATGATTAATTTAACAGATAAAATTCAGGACCAATTTCCATTTATAACTGTAATCACCTATGGTAACCAAGAATATGTTGGAATAGTAATAAACCAGGATAACAACATTACAAGTATATATGACTATAATCTATTAAAAGCAGAAGATCACAAGAGGGTATTTTTAGAACTAGGCGAAGTATGGTGGTGGGAATCAAACAGACTGCTTCCTATTAACATATTTCTACGTAAAGAAATGGAATCGTTTCGCTACGCTATAAAAAACTTTAGTACCAAGGACGTATCAGTACTAATGGGTCCTATCGTAAATCTAAACAATATAATACTTAAACGAGTCAAACGCCGCAGCATACAGATGTTGCGTAAGCGTTAAACTTTTAAAAACCAAACGTAATTTGGCCCAACATCATACTGTTCAAACAGTTCGTTCACCGCTCGATTAACTCCAGGATAATCTATGTCGTGGCCACTCAATAGACCTCCCGTTTTAATCTTAGGTTTATAATCAACGATGTCATTTTTTACAAATTCATAAGAATGATTAGCATCGATAAAGACTAAATCAACACTATTGTTGGGTATTTGACTAGCAACATCGTGACTGTATCCTCGTATTGGAATCAGTCTATCTCCGTACTTTTCTTTGACAGTATTTGTGTAAAAAAGAGAAGTATCTGAATCGATAGCGTAGTACCGTTCTATGCATTCGCAGTTATCTAGTAGATGGAAGGTAGTACGTCCATCTCTTACACCTACTTCAACTATGGTCTTGTATTGATTGTCATTTATAGTCTGTCGGAGAAAATGCTTTCGATTGGTTTTTCCATCCCACTCGATAGTCATCGGTACCGATAGTCGATCTGTACGTTTAGGCATATTCCCAACTCACCTGTTCGCATATTAAGTTTAACTGTACCACTATAGCGCAAGCATATGCGATAGCATGTGATTTCTTAAAGAAGTAGGCTTCGCCGGTCGTGGGTTTAATCCATATTTCTTTCATTATTACATCCCAATCGTAGTGTTCGAGATATCTTTTAGCAGGTCTTATGATCGCTAGCACTGCTGCTAGTTGTGTTATACTCGTAGGTTTTAATCTTCTCACCAATGTATAATGATCAGATATATGGAATAGTTTTTCTACTATTTCGCTGTGTTCTAGTAGATCCCATAGTGGCTCAGTATCTAGTAGTTTTTTTAGATGATCTTCGTCTCGGACGCCGTTATATAATCCAACATTTAAGAAATCGATCTTAAAGTAACCGCGATCTTCAGCTGTTTCATATTCGATCGTTGCTAGATTAGTAAATGGATTGTAGGGTATCTCTTGGAAGTAAACACCTGTGTTATGTTTTACTTTTTCGCCTTTTTGATCTCTCATAGCGACTCGATGCTCGAGTAAGTTAAGAGCTGTATTGCGATCTAAAAAGTCTATATCAATATCGGGCATTAGTGTTTCGTTGGGCCAGTAAATAAGAGTGGTATCTGTGTCTGCATATATTCTGCGAACTGTTTCATCTGTAGTTCGTCTCTAAATCCGTCAAATTTTATATAAACACAGGCATCATCGTCTAGTAGGAATTTGTAACTTAAATCAACTTCTTCAATAATATCTTCTATTGACTGTAGTTTTAGGGAGTTATCGGTTATCATTAGATTTTAGCCTCCTTGATCATGTTTTTAACAAATTCAAGGTCTGACTTTTGTTTCTTAAACTTATCTGTCCAAAACACCACATCGATCATTGGACCAATAGTTTGAAGTTGCTCGTCAGTCATCTTCTTGAGTGATGCTACACCATTGTCGGAATTTAGCAATATCCAAGGAGATACCTTGCCGTCCCGTACGTCATATGTTATCCTGTTTAGGTTAGCATATGAGAAGTAATGATTCCATTGAGCAGTGTTCTTCTCGGCCCAATCGCACATTGTATTTATGGTTCTTTCGGCTGCTGATTCTACACCCTCATTACGGATTAGGTCAACGACATATTTGTCATACAGTTCTTCTCGGCACCATTTGTCTAGTGGTACATTACTACGTATTATCCAATCTATATACTTGTCTGGATATAGAGGATTTACATTGCTCATAAAACTACCAAACTTTACGAACGCATTGTAGTAGGCGCTTTTACAAAAATCCTCGTATGTCTTTTCAGTTTTATTGTTTTGTGTTAGTTTATAGAATCTATCATATACATAGAATCCACTCTGTACTCTACGTTCATCTTTCTGCATGTATCTGCGTTTTGGTTCGCACATGTGTACTGTTAAAGTTTTTTCTTTAACAAATCCTTTATCGCAGAATCTACAGGTATATGGTTTAGAGATCTTTGAGCTCCTTGTCTGTCCAACCGATTTCTCTAGCAAGCTCTTTAAGTTCATCATTAGTACTGATCTCCAATAAAGTTTCTATATCTGCAGGTTTTAATGTTGGGTAGACACTGTTTAGAAGTTTAGCACGTTTACTGTTGTTTTTCTTTTTCTGAGACATTCCGATCCACTCATGGAAGAATATCTTTTCGCCATCCCAGTTACACATACAGAGTAACTGCCAGGCTAGTTTTGGATGCTTTTGTATGTCGCTCCAATTCTTATTAAAGTATTCATTAACAGTTAGGACGAAGTGTTCCATCTGTTCTCGATTACTTGTCTTCACATTACTAATGTATCTGTTTAATATCCAGAATTCATTTTTAACGTTCTTGCGTTGTTCATCATCGAGTTCATCCCACATGCTACGTGCATTGAGATCAACGGCGGCTATAACTTCTTTAAGAGGTACTTTTGTCATCTTTTATAGTATAGTATATCAAGAGCAAATTATCAAGAGCTTTTTTAAGTGCTGGCTTAGTTTTGCTAAGTTCTTTAATTTCTGTTATTTCTGCGTATGTGAACAGATCGGGTTCTCTAGAACTGTGCAGGACTTTGTGCCAATTACCGATTTTTCTTTTATATACAGTTTTACCGCCGTCAGGACTTTCGTATATAAAATCTTTTGACTTTATTGAGATCTCATTCATGCTGTTCCTTATTTGTATATCTTTTCAACAAACTTATATTTTCCCTGCCATTCTTCGGGCATATCTTTCCAAACGCCGTTAATCTGATCGTCGATCCATTCATCGTAATGCATACGATCTTTAAACCACCAGAATAGATTTTTATCTTTCCATTCGGCGAAATATCTCCTAAAAAATTGTCTATCCCTAGGATCTCTAAAAAATTCTGTATCGTAAAACATCTTCTTAGCCTTAGCTGGCTTTGAAAAATTTAATCCAATAAAACAGAATTTATCTGTATAGGATTCTAATTCCTTAGCTACCCAACCGAGATCATCGTCCGGTATAGCACTTAAAACTTGGCTGCAGATAACACCATCGAACTTGGTACCTTTAGGTGGTGGTTCTTTAAATTCTTCTACGCAGGGATCGTATTTGTAAACTGTTATACCTAGCCATTCGTCAAATGTTTGTAATTGATCTTCTGATTCGTACGGCAACTGAGTAGTATATTGTAGTCCCTTGCCGCAACCATAATCTAGTATAGTCTTAGCATTATATCTGACTACTAGATCGCGTATCTGTTTTTGATATTTTATAGTATCTAGTCCGGCCCAACTCTTATTTTCTTTTTGGAACTTAATACCGGCTTCTACGGATTTATCGTAATATTCTGATTTCTGATTCATTTTTCTAGCGTAACTCCGTACTTTAATATCCTGATCTCAGGACCTTTTTTTGGATGTGCTATACGATCGATGATACGTTTATTGTACATCTTTAGTCCCAAAACATCCTCTAACTTCTTTTCCCACCAGTCTGGTGATTCGACGATGAGATGTGCGTTGCGACCGTCGCTTAATTGTTTTTTTGATAGATGGCAGGCGATCAAATGATACATTACTTTTTCACATCTGTTAGCGAGATCGATCAGCGTCTCGTCTAGCTTTTCCGGTTCGATATGTTCTAATACGTCTTCTGAGAATATCATATCGACTTTTTCAGGGAGAGTATTATATATTTCGTGTCCGGGATCATAACCGTATATTACGATGTGCGGATATGTTTCTTTTAATCTTTCAACGACAGTACCTTTGCCGCAGCCAAAATCTAAAATACTTTTTATATCATACTCTTCGATGCAACGAATTACTTCGTTGGGGATTTTTTCACCTCTGCCAAAATTTGCACGATCCTTGTGAAATTTTTTCATTTCTTCTTTATAATCATCTGATATCATCTTAATACCTTTACATTAATTTAGCATATTGTACTATTTCGCTCTGTCTACTTATTTCTTTTACAAAGTACGCACAGGGCGGAGAATCACCATCACACAGTGGTACTGTTAATAGCTGTCCATTACGCATCTTGGGGAAGTACCACTTAACATCCATATAGATGTTTATTATTTCAATGTTACCAAAGTTAAATTTAAAGTTTGATAATGGGTTGAAGACGAAAGCATCAAACCCGCGATCAGTTAGAGAAGTCATTGGTATAACTTCTAGATCATTGCCGCTCTCCCTACAGCCAACGAGTATAGACCAATCTAATGGCATCTGTATTTCGTGGTCGTTTATTTTTAGAACCACAGCAGGGGCATTAAAACTTTCAAGGAATATCAATGGTACGAAAAAGAAATCTGGTTCGTTTGGGTTAGAATTATCTAAAACAGAAAACCTCATATTGTCATCGACTTCGTCGGGTAGATTATTTAGATTAAATGTTTTATTATCTAGTGTTAGTATCTGCATTTCAACTCCTGTTAAATATCCACTTTAACGACGGCAAATGGATATTGTGCATCTTTATAAAATTTCTTACGCTCTGTTAAATGTCTTTTAGCATACTTACAAGTACTGGTTATATCCCAAATTTGGACGAAATCTTTATCCTCAGCTTTTCTAATTCCTCTACCAATAGACTGGATGACACGAACAAAAGACTTACCAGGCTCCAAAAGAATAAGATTAAAAATACGGGGGATATTAATACCAACAGCAGCAACACCATAGGTAGCGATGATAATTTTGTTGTCGCTCGTTTTAACCTCATCGTATTCTTCCTTCCGGTCTTTCGTCTTAACAGCACCGCTGATAAACACGCTGTCAGGTATTTCATCTATTAATATTTTACCAGTATCGATTCGATTAACCAGCACCAATGTATTACCGGTTAATGCGATTTCTTTGATCTTATTTGCCATCCAATGCATACGTGTTGGATCCGATACTAGATATTTGTATTCGTCGGCATATGATCTAAATTCTTTGACATCTGTGGTTTGTAGAATATTAACGTGGCACTGTGCCAGTACGCCTTTTTCCTGTAATTGATGTGCTGTTACATGATGTATAACGTCACCGATGCTGCAACGAATCGATTCAAATTCAAATCGTTCTTTTGGTACAGTTCCGGTTAACCCCCAACGTATCGGTGAGTTTGAAAAGTTTATCGTTAACAGTTTTTTAAGAACGTCAGCTTTTGCTTGGTGTACTTCGTCGATGATGATTGCTGCCACACCGTCGGTAAATTCAGCTAGAGTCAGTGCTTCTGACTCGTGGCTTTTTTTATCTAAAATATTAAGACTCTGCCAAGTGCATATAGTGTGTGTCTTGCCTAATTCTTTACGATCACCGTAGTATACACCGACATCTAACCCAACATTTCTATAGTCTTCTTCGGTCTGTTCTACGAGACTTTTATTAGGAACGATCACCATCGAACGCCCGTATTTTTCACAGAGCTTGCTAAGTGTAGCAGTCATGATCGTTTTGCCTGCACCAGTAGCAACTTCCTGCAGAGCCTGTGGATTCTTTAAGAAATTGTTAACTACTTCTACTTGATCATCTCGTAATCGAATTGGCTGTCCGGCGAATCTATGTCCTTTGGGCCAGCACAAATCTCCCCAAAACTCTTCAGTTATTTCTTTAAACTCGATAGCAGGGTGATGTCTTAGATCTTCCACTTCTAGATCATAATCTAGTGATTCGAGTATAGGTAATATCTCATCAAGTTGATTGATATATCCAGTACCGCCAACACCAAAAAATGCCACAGTACCATCCCATCTGCCTAAACGATAACTAGGTTGATAACGTGCCCAAGGAACTTCAAATTTAAATTTATTGGCTAGTTTGCGCCTTGCATTTAAATCGAGACCTTCGAATTTGATATTCACTTCGTCTTTGATTATTAGCTTACAGTTTGGCAAAATTTTTCCTCAACATATCGATTTTTTCTTTTGTATGGAATATTACCATGGGATGTGTGTCAACGAGTTTTTGTGCAGTGTAGTGTGCATAGAATGAACTAGTACAGATTATTACTTTAAAATCAAAGTTTAATTTATAAAGTATCTTTGGAATCTTTTGTCTTACAAATACGACCTTGGTATTTTCATCTAACATATTATTAAGTTGGTTAACCTTAATGAATTCGTTAAATTTTATGTTTTCTGTGCTACGGAATAACACGCTGATCTCTGAATTATTTATACCCGATTCTTTTAATCGATCATACCAATCTGCTAAATTAAAATCTGAATATTCATCATCCAACAGCATAATCAGTGCAGGATAGCTTTTTAAATTTGACATAAATTTGGCTATTTCGACATTGGTTATTTTAGATTTTGTAGATATAAGAAATTTATTATTTTCGTTTATCAATATCATTTTAGTGAGGTCATCGATATCCATCGATTCGACTGCGGATTTTATTTTTTCACTCAATGAGATTTTCATAGTTCTTGCTAAAAATATATCTTGTATTAGATCGTTCTTTTTATTTTCATGGAAATACTTTGACAAAAACTTGTTAGAATTTTTCAATATAACGTCATCATCTATGTCTAATAGAGGGAGATATTTTTCAGGATTATTCTTAATGTCTTCGATCTGTTTTCCGTAATCTAGTATTTCTTGATCTACGATAAATCCTTGGTTTTGCAACCTTGATTCTATTACTAATTTAGATATAATTTTTAAATTAAATGGAAGAATATTCACTTTATTAACTTTATCAAAAATAAATTTATTGAGGTTAATCTGTAATATTTCTTTATTAAGTTTACGATCGTAGGGAAATTTTAAAAAAATACATTCTTTATCTAGGTATGTTGATTTATAAATCCTTTTAGAACTATCAACTAAACGAAACGTATTTTTGTAGATAGGTTTTTCTAATAGATCAGAAACATTAGAAATATATGAAAGTTGATCTTTATACTTTTCTAAAATACGCACAGCAAGACTTCCTTGGTTGGCTGTTAATGATAATGGTTTTTTTAGTTGAGCCGCTAGACTGTATATTATTGTTTTGTCTTTTGATTCGAGATCTATCGTTTGACCGACGATATGTAAGATTAAATCTTCAATTGATGACATAAACATATTATTCATATTAGACTATTTGCTACCAAAGGTCAATGCTTGTGACAACCTATCTAACGGAATACCTTGTGAAATCTCTTCTAAATTCCATTCGGTATAGGCTAGGTCGTTCGCCCATTGTTCTCTATCGGGCATGTTAGGTTGTTCTATATCAGCTAAGTTTAAATTACCTACAGGAGCTGCGAGACTAGTGGGTCCAACAAATGCAGGAACTCCGTTTATTATAGCCTGTGATGCAGGATTGCTATTCCAATTTACTATTGCCCAAGCAGATTCAAGGGCATTTTCAAAATCATAAGAATCATATGTTCCGGGTATTTTTTGAGGAACTTGTGTTATTACGTTGATGTGATTTTCACCAAAATTATAATTTAGCCGAGGGTGTGATCTTATTACAATCCTGCGGTTAGATCGCTTACGGATGTCAGAAATTACCTGATTTAGCCACTGATCAATAGGTGGCATATTTTCCCACTGTTGACTCATAGTGTGTTGGCAACAGATGATGATATCTCTGCCCTGCTTCCAAGGTTTTAGTTTTATTCCTAACTGTTTTCTTCGTTGGCTATCGTTGTTTGTAGGGCCAAAGTATGCAGAACCGTTAATTCCATTAATTCCGATTTTCCACAAAAAACCACGATTTAATCCACCAATTTCCAAAACAATTATTGGTTTATTTTTGTTTTTAAAGTAGTTCCAAACTGCTTGGTTCTCCTTCATTCGACCGTTCCAAAGCACTGACCATATTACTGCAACATCGGCATTTAGGTTATGTTCAGATACGATCCATCCTCGGTCTCTAACAGATTGTGAGAAAGCTTCAAACACAGGCTTGCTATTTAGAGCGCCAAAATTATTAAATGTGCCAAATATCATTGTTATAAATATAGCACCATTTAAAGGATAGATCAATTGAAGTATGCAGTAGTGACTACATTTCATAAGCAAGGTTATGAGTTGTATGGCAAAAAAATGATACAGAGTTTTCTAAAAAATTGGCCAAAGGAAATCAATCTTTATGTCTATCATCAGGACGTAATACCATCCGAAAGAGGTGAAAATCTTATTTTATTAGATCTCGAATCGTCGTGCCCTGATCTAGTTAAATTTAAAAATAAATGGAAAGATGATCCAAATGCAAGAGGAAATGTTAGCGACAGCTCTGCTTATATAAGATTAGAAAAAAGAGAAAAGGTGGGATTCAAATGGGATGCTATCCGATTCAGCCACAAGGTATATGCTATTTTCCACTGTGCTAAAAATTGCGATGCTGATGTTTTATTTTGGATGGATGCTGATACGATATGCCATAGCCCAATACCTTTTGATTTTATACAGTCAATGTCATCATCGACAGTTGATTTAGGTTTCTTAGGTAGAGAAAATAAGTACAGCGAATGTGGGCTTTATAGCATGAATTTAAAAAGTAATGTTGTACAAGATTTCCTAAAAAAATTCCAATGGGTGTATGATAATGCCGAACAGGGAATATTTACATTTAGCGAATGGCACGACAGTTTTGTATTTGATCGCGTTAGAGAGATGATACCGTCGATGCGAGAATTTAATTGGAGCAAGGGATTAATTAAAGGTGAAGGTCATCCTCTGATTAATTCTTCTTGGGGAGCATACTTAGACCACCTCAAGGGAAAAAGAAAAATCGCCGGTAAAAGCGAAAAAATAGATTTGAAGGTTAATAGAACAGAGGATTATTGGCGATGAAGCAAGTACACAATTTTTGGTTTCCTGATTATGAAACACATTTTCCTAAGATGTTAGATAAAAGTGTGCATACGACCGGTGTTGCAAGATATCAATGGCAAGCAAGAGACTTTGCTATAAATTCATGTGAACAAAGAAGAAACTGCATAGATATAGGATCAAATGTTGGCTTATGGAGCTGTGATTTAGTTAAGCATTTTAAACAGGTAATAGCGTTTGAGCCAGTACAAGATTCTATTGATTGTTTTAAAAAAAATGTATTAACAGACAATTATGTTATACATCAAATAGCACTAGGTAATTCAGATTCATTTATTGATATGAATATAGTAGAGGGAAATTCCGGACACAGTCATATTAATCCTGATTCAATTGGCAAAGGAAAAATTCCTCTAAAAACATTGGATAGTTTTAACTTTAAAGATGTTGATATGATTAAAATAGACGTCGAAGGATTTGAAGAAGAGATTCTATATGGTGCAGAAAACACTATAAAATTGAATAGACCTTTGATGATCGTCGAACAACAAGACCACGGATATAAGAATGCAAAGGCTACTTTGCCTTCGGTACATTTATTACAGAGTTGGGGTTATGTTGTTTTAGAACAGTTCAAAAAAGACTGGGTTTTAAAATACCAAGGCGCTCGCGCATAAATTTCCAAGCTTCACCGGAACGGATTTCGTCTTCGTTCCAGTGACTTTGGCATATACGATGTATCCATTCATCGCGATCAAATAGTTCAGGTTTTTCTATCTTATCCAATGAAGTGTTGCATATTGGATATGCTTGGCTTCTATAAAATTTTGGATCTGTAACAAATGCAGGAACCCCTTCGATCAGGCTAGCAACACCGGGACTACTGTTAAATGTTATCGTAGCATGTGCTTTATCCAAATCTTCTAAAATTGAAGAGCTATTACTAATACGGCATCTATTATCTACTCGTATAGTTTGTTGTCTGCGATCTCCGGGATGCTTTCTAACTAAAATTGGTCTATCAGTATGTTTACGTATTTCTGCAATGGTGTTATCTAACCAACCCTGTACATCGGTTCCATCCATACTCCACCCGTCCACTCGTTGTAGACATACAAGTATGTGTTTACCTTTTTTATAATCCTTTAAAGTAATACCTAGCTTCTGACTGATAGATCTCCATCGATCGCGAGATATATTGTTATCAAAATAAAATCCAGTATTGGGAAAAACATCATTTAGGCTATATCTTAGATAATAATTCGCTAATCCAGCATTGGCAAATTGGAATAAATTACTATCAATTATTATGGTATTTTGGTTAGAATCTAAAACATCTCTACGTAATTTTAAATGCGGTGAAGATATGTCTTGGTGGACGTATCCTTGCAAAACTGCCACATCGCTTTTTACTACGTGGAAGTTATCAACGAATTCAACCTTGTCTCCAGCAACTGCTGCTCCGACGCCAAAGTTCTTTAATATAGCGATTTTTATTTCGTTTTTATTTTTCGGAACTGCTGCTAGATAAATTGCTATTTTCATTTAAAATCTTCCAAGCGTATCCGCTTCTCATCTCTTCTTCTGTAAATTGGCTATAAGCAAGATGTGCTGCCCATTCTTCTACTTCGTCTAGCGAAGGTATATATGGTTTCTCTATTTGATCAAGCGACTGTTTACAAAGAGATTGTGCAGCATTTGGGCCCAATGTTATCGCTGGTTTACCGAAAAGCAATGCTTCGGTTGCTGCAATACTATTGAATGTAACAAGGCAGTGTACATCTTTCTGTAATGCAGATTCCATAGTATCTGATGTTAGCCTAACAGCCCGGCTCTGTTTAAGTCTGATTACTATTTCTCTATCGCTGTATTTCTTCAATTCAGCCAATGTCTCTTCCATCCATTTATCGAGATCTAGATCGAAGAATTTCATGACTTTTGCAGATGGTGG